AAATTTCACAAATTTATATAGGTAAAAAAGTTGTAGCTACGTCAACTGCGATTACAGAAGCAACAAATCCAAGTGCCGATTTAGTAAATATCGAAGCTACAGCGCACAACTTAGAAAGTAATGCTGATGTGGTGATTTCAGGCTTTAACGAGGCTGAATACAACGGCACTTTTACTATAACTGTTATAGATGAAGACAACTTCCAATATACAGCAGCTAGTACGCCTTCCGCAACTCCTGCTACTGGTTCAGGTACATTCACTGCTAGTGAAACTTGGACAAATGCTATAAATGAATGCGTTGCTGCTAATTCTGGCTGGTATGCACTTGCTATCACATCTACAGTCGAGGCAGACATATTAGAATGTGCTGCTGCTATAGAGTCTATAGGGCGTATTTTTATAGCTCGTACTGCTGATGCTGATAATTTAGATTCTACAGATGTAAACAGCGTTTTATATAAACTAAAAGCTTTTAATTATGACCGCACAGCAACAATATTTAATAAAACTGCAAGTACGCAATATATAGAATCTGCTGAGTTAGGCGAGATGTTGCCCAGCATACCAGGCTCGAAAAACTGGGCTTTTAATGAACTTTCAGGCGTTGCAGGTGATGATTTAACAACTTCTGAATCTACTAATATTTTAGCTAATAATGGTAATACATTTGATGTAGTTAATGATGTTGCAGTTGTTAAATTTGGCACAATGGCTAGCGGTGAATATATAGATGTTGTTCGTGGCATCGATTGGATGAAAGCAAGGATACAAGAGGGAATATATTCATTACTTAACAGTGCTGATAAAGTTCCGTTTACTAATGCTGGAGCTGCACAAGTTGGGAATCAAATTGCAAGCGTTTTAAATCAAGCGACCACAAATGGCTTAATTGCAGCCGACGCTGAAGGTAAGGGAATTTATACAATAACATTACCAAACATTACAGCTGGCGATGTGCCTTTAGCTGATACATTAAATAGATTACTTTCTGGTATAACTTTTGCAGCAACCCTTGCGAGCGCAATTAATAAAGTTGGTATTGTTGGCAGACTTTCAGTTTAATTTAATTAGGATAATATTATGGCAGGCTCAGGAACTTTTGATTTTAGTAATTTAAATGTCATTTTTGGCGTAGCTAGTATTACTGGTTACGCTGATGGTGATGCAATCGAGATTAGCGAAGAAAATAGCGCATTTAATGTGAGTGCTGGGGTGGATGGCTGGGTAGACCGCAATAAGAACAATGCTAATTGGTTAACAATAACTTTAAGACTTGCACAAACAAATCCAGCTAATCAAGTATTAACAGCGATACATACTGCTGATCGGCTATCAAGTACGCCGTTACCGTTTTTTTTAAAAGACTCAAGTGGCGATACTTTAATCACAGCTGAAGAAGCTTGGATAGACAAGTTCCCAACTGTCAGTTTTGGAAATGAGTCAAAGACGCGTGAGTGGGTTATTAAAACAGGTTCTATTTATGTATTAAACCTAGCAGGTAACTAATAAAAAAATATCATGGCTTTAAAAACTAAAGATATTACAGTAGGCGAGCATAAAATAACTATTACACAATTCCCTGCGCTTAAAGCATATGCTGTAAGGATGAAGCTGGTTAGTTATGTAAAAACTTTATTACAAAATAACGTAGAAGAATTAAATTTAGCTTTTGCAGTTCAAGCTTTAGCAAGCGTTATTTATGAATTACCGCAAGAAATATTATTAGAATTATTTAAAAATTGCAGTGCTGAAAAAGTTGGCGGTTTAGGTGAAGATGATAATTTTAATGTTATTTTTAATGATAATTTAGATGGCATTATAGAAGTTGCTTTAGAGGTTATAGATTTAAATGGTTTTTTTACCAAAGCTACTTTGGAGCTAGTAGCGAAGAAAATACCAATGCTCAAACCAGTGCTACAGGCGTTCGAGGACTCCACCCAAGCCTAAAACCTGTAAAAAAAGTTTGCGATTTAGAAAAGAAGCTAGACGCAGAGATTTTAAATGAGTTTTTTGTGTGGCGTTTGGTCGTTGATAAAGTTGTTAGTTATTCAGAACTTGAGCAGTTAAATTTTAAAGATGCAGTAAAATTAAATGCTATTTTAGATTATAAGCAAGATTTAGAAATAAAACAGCAAAAAGAAATAGAAGCAAAACAGCATGGCAAGTCTTAGAGAGTTAATTGTAACATATGAGGCAAATAGTAAGCCTTTAGTTGATGCGTTAAAAAAAGCTGACAAAGAGATTAAAAAATTAAGCTCCTCAATAGGCAAGCAAGGCAAGGAATTTAACAAGGCAGGCAAAAGCATGTCTAATGCTATGAATCGCCCTATAGAGCGAATGAGAGCCTTTGCGCAAGTTGCCAGAGCTTCTTTTGCTTCTGTTGATGCTAGTATAGCTAAAACATCTAAAAATTTACGCAACTCTGGTAATAATTTTATAAATCTTGGTAAAGATTTAGCTATGTCTGTCTCTTTGCCTATAATTGCAATAGGTGCAACATCATTAAAAGCTGCAAGTGATGCAGAAGAAATAGCAAGTAAATATTCAGTTGTTTTTAAAGATGTTGAGAAAACAGCAACTAACACAGCAAATGTGCTAGCCCAATCTTTTGGATTATCAATTGTTAAAACTAAAGAGCTTTTAGGTTCTACAGGTGATTTATTAACTGGATTCGGCTTTTCTTCAAAAGCAGCACTAGATTTATCAAAAAGAACAAATGAATTAGCAGTTGATTTAGCATCATTTACTAATTTTTCTGGTGGTGCAGAAGGTGCTAGCCAAGCTTTAACTAAAGCACTATTGGGAGAGCGTGAAAGCGTCAAAAGTTTAGGTATATCAATACTTGAACAAGATGTAAAAAAACAAGTTGCATTAATGACCTCACAAGGAATGACTTTCGAGAGCGAGAGGCAAGCTAAAGCCATTGCAACACTTGAGATTGCTTACAGGCAAAGTAAAAACGCAATAGGGGATTACGCACGTACACAAAAATCTTTTGCTAACCAGTTCCGAGTTATGAAAGCAAGAATATTTGATGTTCAAGTTTCATTAGGCAAAATGATTTTACCTTCTGCAACACGCGCACTAGAAACTTTTATCGGTTTTCTTGAAAGATTAAATGTTAGTTTTTCTAGTTTGAGTGAAGGCAATAAAAAAGTTATTTTAGTTTTAGGTGGTGTGCTTGCTGCTGCTGCGCCAATATTAGTAATTTTTGGTGGACTAGTAAAAGTTCTAGGCATTGCATTACTAGGATTTACCGCAATTCTTGCTCCATTTAAATTGCTTGGAGGAGCGTTAATAGCTGGACTTCCTTTAATAAAAGCTTTTTCTGCTGCGGTATTTGTATTATCTAAACGCTTAGTAATGCTTGCAGTTGCAAACCCTTTGACAGCAACACTTTTAGCTGTTAGTACATTAATATTATATTTTGATGAAATAAAAGGGCTGCTATCTGATGTTTTTGATTGGTTTACAAAATTAAACGCATCTGCAATATTTGATAAATTTAAAGATATTGCTGGTGGCTTTGTTGGCACTGTAAAAAATGTTTTAGGCTTTGATGATATAGATAATAATCCTAATATTGCAGCGCAACAAGCAATACAAAACAGCGTAAGCAATAACGCTAATTCAGTTGCAAATAATAAAACTGTAAACAATTCTTTAGTTGTAAATATACCTGCTGGAACTCGAGCAGAAGACGGACTCAGTATAAAAAATATGGTCAAAGCAGCATTGCAAGAAGAAAACCGCAGTAATTATATCGAATTGGGGGCACAATGAGTTTTATAAGCTCTACAGCTTCTCTAATATTCGAACAGCCGAAAAAATACCAACTAGGTAAGCTAGATATTGATATTGTTAAAAGCATTGATATAACCGAAGAAAAAAAATATACACAAAATCCTGTTGACACTATTTTTATTTCTGATAATGCGCAAAGAATGCCTACTAAAATAAATTTTACAGGCGTAATAAGTCAATATTCTATACATAACTCTTTTTTTACACAATTAGCTGCAAGTGATACAGAAAACGACAGGTTAAAATCTGCGCATGATGAACTTTACCGTTTATATGATGAAAATGTAAAGCTTAGTTTAGATTTAAAGCATAAAGTTTATGATAATATGTATTTAACTAATTTATCAATGCCTAAAAGACCAGATGACGGCATTTCATTTACTTTTATATTGACTTTTCAAGAAATAATTATTGTAGAAAGTCAGACAACAACACTAAATAACTCGCTAATTAAAACTGACAACGCAAAGAAAAAAGAAAACTTTGGTAAAGATGCAGGAGTTGAGAAAGAATTAACGCCTGAAAGCCCTGCATTTACTAGCTTAACTGAAAGTTTCGGCTATGGATTTTAACTAATAGAAACAGTCTTATGTCATTAATAATTCCTATCAAAAATTCACCTAATCACACCATTTTTATTGATTTAGATGCAATTACTTACAAGCTTGAATTTTTATATAATTCAGTTGCTAATTTTTGGAGCATGTCTATTTATGATGATGACGATAATTTATTAATAGCAGGTGTAAAAATAATACCAAATTATCCACTGCTAACTCAATATGTAAATTCTAGCTTACCTCAAGGCGAGATAATTTGTGAAGTGTCGAACACCACAGAGCAAATAACAAGAGATACATTTGTAAAACAAGAAGCAACACTGCTTTACATAACTGAGAGCGAACTTGCAGCTTTTTGATAGAATTTACAGTTTATCGATTGGCAAAGATAATACAGTAACAACTTTTGACGCGTTGCGTTTTTCTTTTGCTGTAAGCTCTGATGACACAAAAAACACAAATACAGCAGATTTAACAATATATAATTTATCAAAAGAACATCTTGGACTGCTTGAAGAAAAAAACACTTATATCATTATTAAAGTCGGCTATAGTAATGAGTTAAGTACTTTATTTAGAGGCGATATAGTAGAGTATGAGAACTCTCATAATGCCCCTGACACGCTTGTAAAAATTAAAGCCCGTGATGGTTATACAGCGTTAAGTGAAAAAAAAATATCTTTATCTTTTGCAGAAAACTCAAATACAAAGCAAATTATAGATAAAATAGTTAGCGAATTAAATTTCACAAAAAGTAGTTATTTATCTATGCCCTCTTTTGTTTACAAACAAGGATTTTCTTTTGTTGGTTTGGTTGGCAATGCGCTAGATAAAATATTATCAAGAGTAAAATATGAATGGGTTGTAATTAATAATGCATTAATTATATCAGAGCCTAATAAATCACCCACAACGCATGAAGCGCAACTATTAACGCCTCAAACTGGCTTATTGTCAATGCCTGAAAGATTTAAAGCCACAAAAGTGAAAACTAAAACAGCTGATACAAAATTGTCAGATGGCTGGAAGTTTCAAGCACTAATTATTCCTTCATTGCAACCTAAAAACCTTATAAAAGTACAAACTAATGACATTAACGCAGTTTTTATGATAAAATCTATTGCATTTTTAGGGGATACGCACGGAAATAATTGGAAGTGCAACATAGAAGCAATAAAAAAATGAATACAATTGAGTTAATAACAAAAGCAATAAAGAATAAAATAGCTGATATGCATATTGCTATGCCAGCTAAAATCGTTGCATATGATTTTGCATTACAGAAAGCACAAGTGCAACCTGCATTGTATGAAGTTTACAACGATGAGGAGGCAGTAAAATTACCAATAATACACAATGTGCCAGTGCTGCAACCTTCCAGCGGTGGCGCAAGCATTACAATGCCAGTTTTAGAGGGTGATGCAGTTATGCTGATGTTTAGTGAGCGTTCACTAGAAGAATGGCTAGCAACAGGAGCAGAGGGCGCACCAGACGACCAGCGCACAAATGATTTAACCGATGCCGTAGCTATACTAGGATTAAAAGATTTTAGTAAACAATCGCCTGCTTTAAATAATGAAGATTTATTAATAAAATACAAAGGTTCAAGCTTGACAATCAAGCCAGATGGCGTTATTGATATAGAAGCGCAAACAATGAATTTAAAAGCTGATAATGTCGATATTGCAGGAGATTTAACTGTTGCAAATATTACGGCAAGCGGTGATATAGAAGACTCTACAGCATCTATGGCTGATATGCGTACTGGTTATAATACGCATTTTCATAATCACCCTCAAGGTCCAACAGTTGGACCGCCAGACCCGACAGTTCCATAATCATGTCAACATTAAAAGTAATTTCTGGTGATTTAATCTTTTTTAATGGCGATTTGTCTTTTTTGAAAGGTACTAATTCAGATGAGGAGATATTACAAAGAATACAAACTAGATTTAAGTTTTTTAAAAATGAGTGGTTTCTTAATATTTCGCATGGAATGCCTTATTTTCAAGAGATTTTAGGCACAAAGAATCTTAATATTAATATTCTTGATTCGATTGTAAAAACTCAGTTACTAGATATTGAAGGCGTAAAAGAGATTTTAAAAACAGAAATAAGTTACGATAAAATAGAGCGTAAAGTTAATATATCTTTTAAAGTTTTATCAATTAATTCAACAAAAATAATAAGTGATTTAATAATATTTTAAAATGTCATACGGAATAACCAGCGAAGGTTTTATAAGAAAAACCTTACAAGAAGCAATAAAGCCAGAAATAGAACAAAGCTGGTTAGATAAATTTGGCGCAAACTCAGATTTAACGCCTGATTCAATAAATGCTATTTTGATTGGACTTTTTAGCCAACTTTCTGATAATCAGTGGGGCGCGCTTGAGGGCGTGTATAACTCATTAAATAGAAAAACAGCTACAGGGCAAGCTTTAAGTAATGCGGTTGCTTTGGTCGGCGTTACACGCATGGCAGAGACTAGCTCTACTGCTATTTGTAGTTTTAGAGGGACTAATAGCACTATCCTACCAATTAATACACAAGTTAAACAATCGCTCAACGGCTTTGTTTTTGGCACTTTCACAGAAATCACTTTGACAAAAAATGCATGCAATCTTGCGCAGTTTGAGATAATTACATTATCAAATGCAACAACATACAGATTTTACATTAATTCTTCTACTTATTCTTACATTTCAGATGCAGACGCAACAAACGAAGAAATAATAGCAGGATTAAAGGCAGTGATCGAAGGTGCGTCTCTAGGCTTGACTGTTACTGATGATGCAGATGGTAAAATGACAATACAGTCAGATGATAAAAATGATATTTACGACATAGATGCAGATAGCAAAATGTCAGTTGTTAGTGTGCAAAGTGTTGCGCAAGTTCAAAGTATCACAGCTGGTAAAATTGCAGTGCCAGCACTAACTATAGATGAAATATCTACAGCAATAGCAGGTTTTGATAGTGTTATACAATACTTTGATGGCAACGAAGGGCGCGCGCAAGAAAGTGATATAGATTTGCGGTTACGCACTGATAATAATCTAGCTGTAGCAGGATTTAACTTTGTTGACGCAATTAGAGCAAGGTTATTAAACGAAGTTTTAGGTGTGTCATATTGCCGAGTTTATGAGAATGATACACTTATAGAAAATGCAGACGGTATACCAGCTAAGAGCTATGAAGTAGTTATCGAGGGTGGCTCTGATACTGATGTTGCAGAAAAATTATTGACGTTAAAAAGTGCTGGATTACCATCTTTCGGTAGTACAAGTGTTTTTGTTAATGATGTTTTAGGAGTGCAGCAGCTTGTAAGATTTACACGTCCAACCACTGCTTATTTTTGGGTTCAAGTAACTATTAATAGTTACAATGTAGAGGAGACATTCCCTCTACTAGGAGAAATAGCAATCCAAGAGGCAATTTATAATTACGCGATAAACGCTTTTAATATTGGTGATATAGTTGCTGTACAGAAGTTTTATTCTCCTGTGTACGAGATCAAAGGCATTGCAGATGTTACTATAAAAATTGCAACAACTGCAACAGTTTTAGACGCGCCAGCATATGATACTATAAATATTAATTTATCAGTGAGAGAAAAACCTAATTTTGCCACAAGTAGAATTGAAATAATTTTATAATGAGTGCTTACGATGAAATAAAGCCTCTGATGCCTGCGCAATATAAGGAATCAGTAAATATAAATAATCTTTTGCAGATTATTACAGAGCAATTTGATGATTTAAAAGTTGTTAATAATGATTTAGCTAGCATTTTAGATTATCAAATGCTTGAGGGTAAGCTTTTAGACCTTTTAGGCTCAATTATTAGGGAAACTAGAAATGGTGCAGGTGATGACACTTATAAAACTAATATTTCAAATCGTATAGCACAGAATACGAGCACAGGGCAAGTAAACCAAGTGTTACAGATTGTCGCAACGCTGACAAAGTCGGACTTAGTTATATATTCAGACAATCCGCCAGCAAGTTTTACATTATTTATCAATGGTCAAGAAATACCAGAAAATTTTAAAAGTGTAATTGATAAAATAAGTAATGCAGGCGTATCTCTATTAATTTACGCTAGCTATGACGGAAGTAAGCCTATTATTTTGATAGATAAGCTTGATAAAACAGAATTATTAAATTTAATTGACAATAATAATAATAATATAATAATAGACACATCAGAAAATCTTTGCGTATCAAAAATTGGTGCAGAAGATCACCGAGTTTTTTTAACCCATGAGGGTGAAGAAATAATTTTACTTGAAAGTGGGGCTGCCATTCTAGGAGAAGATTTTTTTCAGAATGGCGAATTGAAAACAGATGTAATAAGTAATTATGATTTATTTAATGGTGTAAAATTTGGTTATCTTAGCCTAGATAGTTTCTTAGATAATAATGGAAATAATTTTGTAACAAATGAAGGCTTTAACTTTAAAATTCAAGGTTCTACAATAATTTCAGAGGGCAAATTGCCAATATTAATATGACACAAACTATAACATCATTCCCAATAATCGGAAAAAAACTAAGCGAATTAGATGCGCTGCCAAGTGCATTTGACGGCTCAGAGTCTATTAATGTTGTTAGATCTGGCGTTAATTATCGCTCGACAAGTTCTGATTTAGCAACATATGTGCATGATACTAACCCTTATATAAATAAGCAGATTGTCTACTGGGAATCAGAGGCAGATTTACCTACGCCTGTAATGGCACCTGATGGCGTTTTAAGGCATCCATTAGAAAAAAACACTATTTATGTCCCACAGTACACCACAGCAAGTAATTTAATATTTTTAACCACACCTTTCTGGTATCCTGAAACGCCAGAAGGAGCCGAAACAAATGTTGAGGGTTTAACTGCAGGTTTTATAGTAACTTTATTCGCTGACTCTGTTCATGCAGGCTACTATAATGGCATTATTCGCTTCCCTCGCATGATTTTCGTTAATGGGTTATATCCAGCAGCAGTAGATTTTTACGACCTCGAAGGTTCTATAACAGCAACAACGCTACCATACGAAACGTTGAATAATTTTCTCGTTCAAGGTTTCTCGCTAGGTCGTTTAAGAAATCAAACTGCGTTAGTATTTACAAATGCAGTCATTGTAAATGATACAGCGCCTTTGCAGATTCATAATGTTAATAGTTTTATTTTTGATACTGTTTTGAGACTAAATTTAGGCGCAAGTTCTAATCAGCCTTTAATTGTCTTATCTGGGTCGTCCACGTTAGTTACGTTAAATACAATGTCTTTAACAATGCAATCAGGAGAATCTTTTATCGCAATTGATGAAAGTATGAATGCTGTTGCTATAAATATTAAAGATATTTTCTATGCTGGTGAAGCTGGAACAATATTTTTTCAAGCAGCTTTAAATAGTAGTATTACAGCGTTTTCAAATTTAGCAACGTTAATATCTGGTTCTGTTACTGCGTATACAGCAGAGACTTACGGCGCAGGAACAGTGCTTGTAACAGACAGTGCAGCACATAGCGTCTATCGTGGCTTAAAAGTTAGTCATTCTGGTACGACGAATTACAATGGCACTCATACTGTGCTAAGAATCGTTAATACTACACAATATGTTATTGATGCAACATATGTAGCTGATGAGGTCTCTGGTACTTATCAAGCTGTTGGCTCAAGGGTAACAACAGCAGCAGCACATAACATCACAGAAAACCGAAATAGTAATATTTCAGGCACAACAAATTACAACGGTTTGCTTGAAGTTTTAAACCCTACAACCACTAGTTTTGACATTGTAACGCCTTTTGTTGTAGATGATGCTACAGGAGCAGTAGATACTATTTCACTAGATCGAGATGATCCAAAAGTCAACGCGCTTGGCAACGGTAAAGCTGCGGATAGCAGTATCTTTGGTTCCTTTGGCTGGGCAAATAACAGCACTGACACGGTTGTTTCTACTATTAATACTTGGTACTCAATTGCTGGCACGACATACCCAATTGAGATGCACAGAGCATCGCAAACAGCAAATAATGAGGTTACTTTTACTAATATTAATGCGATCGAAGGCACTGCAGAAATTGACCTGCAAGTTTTACGTGGTGCAGGTTCTGGCACGCCAATTGCAGAAGTCCGGATATTAAAAAATAGCTCTCCATTGCAGCTTAATGGAGTTGATATTGTTGCGAAAGCAGAACTTGATGTAACAAATCCAGTTCCCTTTGTGAGACATCACCCTGTAACTATCGCTGAAGGAGATATATTTACTTTGGAGGTTAGAAATATTACAAATACTGCTAACATTTTAGTTGAGGATGGAAATTTAATTATACATAAATAAAAGTTATGACGACAAAAGAAGAATTAATAGCTCAAAATAATAAATTAAAAAGATTAGATTTTTTTACTAATCAAACAATAAATGCTGAAAGTATAGCTTTTGATTACAAACAAGGTTTGGCGTTAAAAATTATAGTTTTAGGAAATCTAGATGGCGCAAAAGTTTGTTATAAAATTAGTTTTGACTCTGGCGCAACATATCAAGATTATTGTGTTGATAATGAGATTATCACGCAAGATGTTGTAAATAAAGATATAGAGATTAATATACAAGAAAATATTAAAATTAAATGTGTTCTTACAGGCGTAAATAGTAATACAAATATTACTGTAAAAGGCTTTTATCAATCATTTTAAATTATGATTAAACCACAAGAGATAGCAGACTGGGCAACAGCTCTAAACACTGAAACTAGAGCTGGCGGAGCTAATAAAGTAGAGCCTACATCAGAATTGAAACTAAATGGTACGCTAGATGGCGCAGTAGCATTAAACCATTATAACTATTTATTTTATATTGCGAGTCTGTGGCAGAATTTCAATAATGAAATGATTGTAACATCGACTGGTGCAGGGTTATTGTTAACAAAAGATGACCATATGAGTGTAATTTTTGCAATAAATAAAACTAATGTTGCTGAATATTGTTTTGGCTTTGCTTATAAATCTGGCGTTAACCCTGCCACCACAAACACCTTACAAAATAACATTTTAACTTTTGACACACCTAATGCTGCTGGTGATGTACCTATTTTAGGCGCACCAGAAGCTGATATTATATCTTTTTCTTTAAATTTAACTCATGGCTGATATAACATTACCCAATTTACCTGTCAAATCAGGTACAGTAGATGATGCAGGTTATTTGCATTTATCGGAATCTGCAATTGATAAAAAATTAACAGTTGCGCAATTTTTAACAAAAATATCGCAGCAATATTCAACTGATATTAACTCATTTTTAGCAGCAGCAGACAAGCCAGCTGCTAGAGCAGCGTTATTAATTGCTCGCCGCGCATCTGTAAATGATGCAGCTTACAGCATTCTTGCAAGTGATAAAATTGTGGCGCAAACAGGCACAATGAGTGCATCAAGAATCTTTACATTGCCAGAAGCTAGTACAGTAGAAGCAGGAGAAGAAATAACAGTTATAGACGAATCAGGCAGCGTATCAAGCGTTAATTCAATAGTTATTCAGCGCAGCAGTACAGATACTATAGACGGACTTACACAAGTAGCTATAACACAACCTTACGGCGTTGTTAAATTAGTATGTAATGGTGTGGACTCTTGGCAGATACTACAGCTACAGAAGGTTGTAAATTCGAGTAATGAAAATCTAGTTATTGACCCTCAATTCTCAATATGGCAAGAAGGAACTACATTTACTACAACTTCTGGTGTTGATACATATGGCTCTGTTTTATTCGCAGGAAATAGTGGCACTGGTGGTAGTCCTTCTCTTGATATAAATCAGCAATCGTTCACTTTAGGTCAAACTGATGTACCAAATAATCCTAAATATTATCTAGAATTAGATGTAACTAGCGCAGCGAGTGCCACGGCACCTTATGGAGCACATAAAATAGAAGATGTTACAAAGTTTGAGAATAAAGATATTACTGTAAGCTTTTGGGCGCAAGGTGCTGCTGGCTTTGATATTGAAGTTGAGCCATATCAGAATTTTGGCACTGGTGGTAGTCCTAGTACAGAAGTTCTCGTAACAAGTCAAACTGCCTCATTAACAACATCATGGCAGCTAATAACTAAGACTTTTACTCTACCTAGCATATCTGGAAAAACACTAGGCACTGATGTAAATTCAGACCATTTAGGAGTAAGATTTAATATGCCTGTGAGTGCTACTAATACTTTACGTATTGCTAATATAAAACTTGAGGCTGGAAGTGTAGCTACAGGTTTTAATAATGTAGATGTAGGACAGGAGCTAGACAAGAGTTTAGATGTATTTGAAAAGATTGGTGGTCTGGTCGCTAATCATAGATTATCGGTAGGGTTTTGTTCATCTGCAACACAAGGTGTTGCTATAGTACGATATGAGCGACAAAAACGCAGAATACCGATCGTTGGTTTTTCTGGTGTTACTTTATTTAGAGTTAACACTGCTAGTGCTAATAATATCAGTACAAATATAATTGCTCTTTCAACGTCTTTAATATCTACAGCCTTCAATGTAACTGTGGCAAGTGGGCTTGTTGCTAATAATGCATGCACAATAGATACTGCATCTACGGCAGGATTTATTACGCTAGACTCTAGGCTTTAAAATAAATAATCATGTATAAACACTATATAACACTAAACGACAACGAATACATAACTGATGCGTTTAGTAATGCATTTAAGCAGCCAACTGAATCAGATGTATGTGTAAATGAAAATGGCTCTCGCGGCTTTCAATTGCAACTAAAAAGTTCTGATGGAGATTATCTTTATAAGTATATTGACAATAAAATTATAGAAGTTGAAACGCCCTTGCAAACTTTAATAAACAAAAAGTTGCAGGAACTTAATAATTATCATTATTCTAATGAAGTGCGAACATTAACAATTAATGAAAAGTTTAAATTTTCTTTGTTGTCGTCAGATAGAGATTTAATTGATGAACAAATACAAGTGTTAATGCGTAAAATAGAAACTGGAGCATTGACAGAAGATAATGCAATTTATAATTATCGTTCACTAATTGATATACCTTTATTACAATTAAAATCGCTATACATCGCAATTCAAGATATTACAGCGCATAATTATAATAATGTTTACATTGTGCATCGACAAGCAATTGAAGACGCAAAGTCAAAAGATGAATTAGAGCAATACGACTTTAAAGAGCTTTATTTAATTAATCAAAAAATTAATATAGCCTTATAAGGGATTTATATACTTTACACCACTAAAACTAAATTACTAAATCAACAGGACTAGAAAATTTAAGTTTAAATTGTCCTAATATTTTCATAAAATATTCTTGCAATTTATTTAAGTTATGATTGTCTCTATTAATAAATTTATCTATATCTATAGTAAGATTTCTCCCTGCTAATTTATATTGTGCGATTAATCCTTTTTTAGTAAATCTCTGCTCAAAAGCAGTAATTTCAGAATCTAAAATTTCTTGTTTAAATATATTACGTATTATTTCTTTTTCAAGATTAGGAAATTCTACAATAAACCTACATGCAATACGATTTATTAGCTGTACATCTATAATTTTACAAACTTCTGTACTTTTTTTTATAAAATTTTCATTGATAGTACAGATACAATTATAGATATTGCCATCGTAATCATTAATAATTTTTTTATTTATTTTATAAATAATTGATTTGCTATTAATCGTAAATTCACCTTTTGCATCTGTTATTACTAACGCTTGATTGTCTGCAACACATCTGTCATTAGGAAATACAGTAGAAAGAATTCTTCCTTTATTATCCAGATAATTATAGCCATT